AGACTGAACAATGCAAAGAAGGAGTTCTTGGCAGAATAGAAAAATTGCTAGGAATGCGAACTAACAGTTATGATATTCTAGGCGATAAAACAGCTGTTTATTTTAATGCTTTTGCAACCGCTTACCTTAGAAATGCTTGGAATGTTGAAAAAACCCATCCGGTTGAATGTAAAAATTGCGTTGATAAAGCTATGGAATATGCACAAAAAAGTATTCTTGTTAATCCTAGTTTTTCAAAACCATATTTTAAATTAGGACAACTCTACAGCCTTACCTATCTAAACGACAACGAGAAAGCGATCGAATGTTATGAGAAGGTTTTTGATAAAACGCCTCAATTTTTAGATCAGCAACGAAAATTAAACGCATCGTCGATGGCTCGTAGAAATATTGCATGCTGTTTGGTAAGACTTAGAAAAGATGTGGCCGAAATACTTGCACCGCTAGAGAAGATACCTGCAAACGATCCTTGTTGGAAAGAAATAATAAAGGACGACGTTCTTAATCAAATAAAAAGCACTCCGGAATGGAGTGCTTTAATAAAGACCAAAACAGCCAAATTATCTTAAATTGGCTGTCCTTTTTCGTCATTTATCTTTTTCATTTTAATCACCTCGTAAGTCTACCTGATATTTCGTCACTTGTCAAGTAAAATGGATTCTTTTATTTCTATATCTTTCTTAGCACAATAGTAGTATACCACAAACTAAAACGTTCCGCAAGAAAACAGCATATACCTTTTTTATATCTTAACCTAGGTTTCCTTTTATCGTCGGAAATTCAATCTTTGAACTTATCCCTATGTACTTGCTTTTCATACCAAAATCTACTCCTGAAACCGATTCCCCCTACTATCGCTAACATGGCATTTGATCTACTCACTTCTTCCGGGCTTATCCTGACATCCAGAGAGGTCGCCTCTAGTGCCCCTTACCTCTAGTTTCCTGCCCTCCATGAAAAAAGTGCTACTTTATAGGGGAAGCTTCGGACAAAACGCCTATTGTAGAAGGGGCTTTAAACTCCCTGGGCCTTTTGCCAAGTCTATATAGATATAACGGGCATTCAGTTATTTCGCATAGCCTTACTTCTCTTGCCGAATCTCCCGAGCATTCTAGGCACTTAGCTCTTATAGCTCTTAAGGGTGTAAGTTTTTTCATGCTTCTTTCCTTAGTAAACAATCGGTCGTTTATTTAGTACCCCTTTTCTATCTACAAAAACCCCTAAAAATACAGGGGGGAATTATTTGTTTCACTTTTGAACAGCATTTATACCCTTCAATGGACTGTACTTTACGCCTTGATTGGCAAATTCAAGACCAGTACCAGTATTTGCAAATTCGGGCTTATTAAGGCTACGGCCAAATGCATCATATTTATTTTTTGGATAGCTGAATGTCGGGATATAGGCCAACGCATCAATTAAGTCATCATGTAGCCCTTTTGGAAATCTTAATAATTCTGACTCCATTTCCGTAAGCCAGGACGCATACTCAGGAAGCCACATTGTCTTGGCGCGAAAACGAGGTTGTAATGACTTTATGCGGAGCTCCTTTTGTTTTTCGGCTTCAAGCTCTTTTATCGCAAAAAAACAATCTCTAGCTGGCATCTCTTTCATAACGAAATGTATTAAAGCCCTTTGAAAAGCCACCTTCTCTATGCCCACGATCATGGGGCGCCACTTCTTCACAAGGTTAAAGATGTGGTCTATAGTCTGCGAAGGGTCGAACCGGCCATATACGCAATCGAAGATGAACCAATGATTCTCGCTGTTGATGCCAACAACCATGATCGCGGTATAGTCGGCGGTATGTTTTTCGCTTATAGCGAGGTCAACAGCTATAAATATATTACATTTTGGAATAAGGTCAGGCATAAGCGAAGGCGAATAATATCTAAAATCTTCTTTGAGAAACGTTCTTGTTTCATCCGAGATCGCCTCACACATCTTTTCCTTCAACCATATATTTAATTTTCCAAGTTTACGAAAATTATCTTTCTCGGTTTCTATTTCTTCGAGAGTATATTTTGCGGACCAGGATGGCTTTCCGTCTATAATACATGGTATTCTCATTGTCTTAAACTTTAAAGAGTCAGCATCCGCAAATACTCGTTCTATAATGGACCGTTCTCCGAGGTTGTTGCCTATCAGAAATATGCGAGTCTTCTGCCCTAAAAACATTACATCTGAAAGAAACCAAGTCCAATCAGTCTCTTGTATTGTTTCGGAATCCGAATCTTCAGAACCTTGAATATCGTCCAGGATGCAAATCTTCGGCCGCCGGTCCTTATGTGATAACCCCCTTATAGATCCCCCTTTGCCATACGCTTCTATGCGGACATTGATAATATCACCGTCTTCATTTTTTACGTCTACATTAAAAACCTCGCCAGATTCATCGTATATCTTAACGAGCCTCTGCGAAATCAAGGGGTTTGCCAGGTATTCCCGCGTTATTTCTTTTAATTTATTATTGGCAAGCGTAGCATTCTTTTTAATTATCACTACGTAATCTCTCTTGACACTAGGAAACGTGAGGCAGTAAAGAGGAAAGGCTCTTAAAACATACTGGCTTTTCGCCGATTCGCGGAAGGCCTCAATAGCAAAATTCTCATCGTTTTCCAATAGCATGTCTGACCATTGGTAATGAAAAGGTGCCGGTTCAACATCGCCGTCTTGGTGTAGGCATATATGTCTAAAGTCAACGAGATTTTTCCTTGCCTTCTCCCCGGCCATTCTTAATCCTTCTTTTAATTCATCTGGCGTCATTGCGTTATTTCTCTTCTTTCTCTAAGCGCTTTTTCAGCCACTTTTTCAAAAAAAGCTTGATAGGTATTGATTTCAATCGCGGGCACGCCTTTAAACTCTTTCGCTATCTGCATAAGCATTTCAAGATGTTTAAAAGAGCCGGCTTCAGCATATTTTTCGGCTATTAAGTACCACTTGCCTATGCGCTTAAGGACTTCTGTCTTGGCATATTCCGAGAGCCACGCATCGAAACCTTCCTGTTTGCGCCAATTTATGTAATAAATAGTCCTGTCCTTGCATATCTCCTTGAACGCCTGAGTAATATTACCCATCTGTATTATATAGGCCTCAGCAAAAACGACCTGTTCGGGAGTTGGATTAAATTCGGTTGTATTGTGTTGATTTTCCATTATAATTTCCCCCTTATCATCCTATGCCCTTAATGACTTTCCCCGGGTTTACGCCTAAAGTTTTTTCAAAATCCTTATTTATTTCTTTTTCTTTCTTTATATATTCTTTAGTAGTGGTTCTTTGTTGGTTCTTTGTTGGGTATTCTGTTGGTTCTTTTCCTTTTAAATAGTTCGCTAAATTCTGGTATCTATCATAATTGCATACGGTTACAAGCGTATATCTGTTGGTTGCTTTGGTGGTTAGAAATCCGACCTTTGTCAATTTCCTCCAAAAATCCCTCACTTGTTGCTCAGTAGTATGCGAGATTTCAGCAAAACGCTTCCTGCTAGTAAGGAATTGACCCCTCTTAATTTCAATACCGTTCCAGACCTTATCTTCAAAATTAGCCAGGAGTAAACTCATAATAAACATCCATCTATGATCGTTATTTCTACAATATTGAAACGATGAATCATTATTGTTTAACTTCCTTGATAGTAGGATAAAACCGCCCCCTATATAATTAGAAGTCTCCATTCCTCATCTCCTTCGTTTGCAATCTATGGCCATTTTCACCCCGCAGGGCATCTCTAATCAAACATAATGCACGGTTATATCGGTAGACATTGGCAACCTGTATCTTCCGAGTATAATCTTCTACTATCTTTTTGAGCGCCCCTTCATATTCATATGGGTATTCTATTTCAATAACCTTTTTTGAGTTGATAATATCGCCGCTAACTCTGAGAAATCGAACATTGGGGATCTCGCACAATAGGACGGCGCCTAGTTTAATATCGGTCGTTCGGTATATCATCGCTCGCCTTTCTTTCTACGAAAGAGACTGTTTTGTAGTCAAAATTAAGCTCGAACCGGCCGCCGGCTGCCTGGCGCGCCTTTGCTACGTCAATAATTGCGTCCTTTCCTGTCTTTGAAAGTAATACGACTGTGTCTGAGTGTTGTACTATGGCAAAGGATTCACCGATATGACGGAGCTTAGGTTCTACATCTTCCAGGGTATTGCGGTTAAGCTGCGCTCCGGCAATCACCGGCAAGTCCAGTTCCCTGGCGAGTTGTTTTAGGTCTTTTGTAATTTCTGATAAAACCTCATGCCGCGCCTGGTCCTTAGACTTACAGGAGATGAGCCCTATATAGTCGACGCAGATAAATTCGATATTCTCTTTTGCTTTAATTTTCTTGGCTTTAGCAAGTAACTTGTTTATGTTTAGGACCGGCGTAACGTCAAGGAAGAACCTCGAGCCGCTTAGTTTTGATATTGCTCTTAGAACTTCTTGTTGTTCTTTGTCCTTTAAATACTTTGGAGTCTTTATGTTGCTTAGATCTACGTTCGCTATCTTTGAGATAAGACGGTAAAAGATTTCATAGGTTCCCATTTCAAGACTGAAATAAGCCCCTGCATGGCCTTCGTTTATACATAGCCTATGAGCAATATCTAAAAGAAACGCGGATTTTCCTATATTTGTGGCGCCAGCGATGATAATCAAGTCACCGCGGCCAAATCCGCCGCATAGTCTATCAAGATAAGCATATCCCGAAGAGAGGCCGCTAAAGCCTATATCATTATCAAGCCGGTTAATAAAATCCTCCCCGCCTGTTTTGGCCAGTTCTTTAGGCGTGATAATATCACTCTTGATCTGTTCCTGGGCAAGCTTGGAGAATCCTTGCGCTGCTGAGGCAAGAAGTCCGGAATAATCGTCGTTAGTTTTGGCCTCTTCGCTATAACGGTATGCGTCCTGTATTACACGGCGCCGTACGTAATATCCCTTGAGAATGTTAGCGTAATGCGGGAAGTTTTCTGCGGTTGGAATCGAAGAGACGATTCCGGTTAAATAGGAAGCGGGAATGTCTTTGTTTTTTAAAACATCGTTGAGAATTACAAGATCTATTGGCTTTTTTTCTTTTGCAAGGATTAATATGACCTCATAGATAGCTCTATTCTTATTGCTGTAGAAATACTCAGGCGTAAAGGTTTCTATGGATTCGTTTATGAGATGGTTGTCTAATATTAAACACGCAAGGACAACTTTTTCGGCGTCTTCGCTATGTGGAAACGTAGACAAGTCTTTCATGTGTTTTTTCTCCTTTTTTCGCTTTCTGTTTTAAAGCAATATCTCTTAGGACAGATGGAATAATATTTTTAATGTGCGCTACTTCGGATTTCTCTCTTTTTTGCATCGTTTGCGCTCCTCTCAAGCCTATAAAAATAAAAAGGCACGGTATAAGTGTCAGAAATCTCGACAAAACTACAATTGTAATTCCGTACGGCTTCTGCTACTTACAACTGCGCCTTTAATATTGGTTTGTAAGGGCGGATTTGTAAATCTGTTTTGGTATATTTTTAACCTACTAGCGCCAAAACATATGCGATTCTCTACATTATTCTAGCGTGTCACTTTAGACATCCTATATAGTGCCACCTAGAAATCCTGTTTGGAAACTCGCCACTAGTAATTTTCTATCTATTTTGTTTATTTAACTACCCGTATTGATTTGCTGCTCTTTAAGGGCAGAGAGCAAAGATAGAGAGACCTTGTTTTGTTAGTAATCTAAAAAGGTAAACGTAACAAAACGTAACAAAAATGATCTAAAAATGCCAAAAATCTCAAAGTTTCCATAAATACAAAAAACCCTACCCATCGTCTTTTCCGACGATAAGTAGGGTTTTATGTGTATTTACGCTTATGCGTAAATCAAATGGCGGGGACGACGGGAGTGTCGTCCTCACTTACTACTTACCGTCGGTAAATCTTGTTATCTTTTAAAGAACGTGACAGAAACGTGACAAACTACTTATCCAGCCTCTCTAATTTCTTAATCTTCTTATTCGCCACGGGCCTGAATATATGAGCATAGCCTTCTGTAGTCCGCATTTCAGTATGCCTCATCTGCTCCATGACTTCTCTCGTACTAAGCCCTGCGTTAAATAGGTAACTGCAATGCGTGTGTCTTAGCTCATGCAAAGTGCTGATACTCTCTATATGTGTCTTCCGCAGTATATCCTTTAATCTGCGTATGATTTTCCGCGTTCTGTAGCCGAATGGTGAGCCGTTTTCGTCGGTAAAGACATGTTCACCCTTATTTTTCCTTTTAACGGCCTCCAGTACGCTTATAAGCCCATCGTGTACGCTTATATAGTCCGGTTTCTTCTTGGATTTGGGCTTCATTATCCATAGGACATTATTATCAAAATCTATATCCGGCCATTTTAGCTTGATAAGCTCGGTAAACCGAAGGCCCGTATGGATAAATGTATAATAGATCGAATAGTAATGGGGATAAAGCCTCTTTGCGGCCTTCATAAACCGCTGATATTCCTCCGGGGAAAGAGCGTCTTTCTTTTTCGCGTCATTAACTTCGATCTTTTTACAGCCCTTCGCTGGATTGTCTTTTATTAATTTGTGCCGTATTGCGAAATTAAATTGCGTAGAGAGGTTTTTTAGGTGATTGTTGCAGGTATTAGCTCTGTTTTCCCTCGATTCCCTCAAGTATGTGATATATTTATCTATTACCGCAGTGGTGATTTCAGATAAAAGTGTTACACCGGCAAAATCCAGGAACTTTCTGAACTCGTTTACAGTGCTTCTGTAGGATTTAAAGGTCTCGTATGGGTATCGTACCTTATAATGGTTTAGGAATTCTTCGGAAAAGTGTAAATACGGCATATCGCTTATGGTTTTTTCTCCGTCGCGTAAAGCTTGATATTCGGTAAGCCGCGTCAAAAGCTTTTTTCTTGCCAGTTCTTTATCATCGGTTTTCGTGCTTTCGCGCCGACGCCTTCCGGATGCATCGTAATACCACATCCAGTAGCAGTCGCTATCCGGCCTCTTATAAATATCACCAAACTTTTTCAAGAATGCT